AAGATGATATCGCAGATGGTTCAATTGATACAGATAAGTTAGGTGGTTCAATTACTGGTGCAAAGTTTGCTGATGGTTCTGTTAATTTATCAACACAATCCACTGGAACAGTAGGGACAGGTAATGGTGGTTTTGGATTAACATCTCTTGGAACAGCAGGACAAGCAATAAAAGTAAATTCTGGTGCAAGTGGTTTAGAATTTGGAACAGTATCCTCTGCTGTTATTGGCATGGAAAAAATTTATTTTAGTGACAGTAATGTAGCATTTACTTCACAAGCAGGTACACAATTAAGTGGTAGTACTTATTATCCTAATAGTGCAAAAATTAGTGGCTCATACACAAAACAAGAATCTAGTTCTCATATTTTAATGTTAGTACATTATTCATTAGGGCATAGTCCTACAAACTTACATGGTGCTTGTGCATGGAGAACTGGTAAAGAGGCTTACTTTAGAAATACTGGTTATGATGCTAGAACTTTTGGATGGTATCCTGGTGGTGCTGGTGGAAATTTTATTTGTACAGACCAAATTTGGTTTGATGGTTCTAGTGCTAATGATGTACAAGGAACTGGAAGCATGACTTTTAATTATGCTGGTTCAGTTAATGGAACTAGAACTCATTCACATGAATTAAATTTTAATCCAAACAGTAATACTTATGGTGTTTCACAAGGCGATACACCAAGTAAAAATACTTACAGTCAAATTGTAATTATAGAATACGAGGCATAATATGAGTAAATACGCAAAAGCAATAGTAGAAATAAACCCAAACGCAGAAGTTATTATTGAAGTACCAAATGGAGTAACTGAAACTTATGAAATGATCCAATGGGTTCAACCAAATCAACAAATAGATAAAGAAACTTTAGATGCTAAAATAGACGAAATAGCAACAAGAGATGCACACATTGTACCAAGACAAAATGCCTATCCTAGTATTGCAAACCAACTTGATATGATGTACCACGACCAAGTTAATGGTACGACTACTTGGAAAGATGCTATAGCACAAGTTAAAGCAGACAATCCGAAATCTGGAGGGTAACTCCTGTGACTAAAGCAAGAGATATTGCAGACTTCAAATTTGAAAACATAGTAGATACTGGTACTGAAGGTACTAAAGTTGCTACAGGTACTACAGCACAGCGTGGCTCTACAACAGGTCAATATAGATATAATACTACAACTGGATTTTTTGAGGGTTATAATGGAACATCATTTGTAGCATTAGCACCAACACCTACAGTTTCCACAGTATCTCCAACTGAAGTTGAAAGTGCGGCAGGTGGTAATATAGATTTTGTAATTCAAGGAACAAATTTTGATACTGGAACAACTGTTAAATTTGTTGCTAATGATAATTCAGAATTTAGCGCATCTTCAGTTGCTTTTAATTCTTCTATTCAAATTACTGCAACAGTTGCAAGAAGTAGTTTTCAAAATTCAAAAGAACCTTATGATGTAGTAGTGACTGCTAATTCTGGTTTAACTGCAAGTAAAGACAATACGATTAATGTTGACAACTCTCCTACTTGGAGTACAGCCGCAGGTTCATTAGGTGGTGGTTTTGAAGGAGATAGTTATTCATTTACAGTTACAGCAACAGATGCAGATGGCGATACTGTTGCCTACTCTTTACAATCTGGTTCTTTACCTAGTGGTGGTTCTTTAAATAGCTCAACTGGAGTTATTTCTGGTACTCATCCAACAGTAAGCTCAAACACAACAGACACTTTTACAATCAGAGCAACATCTGGTGGCAAAACTGCTGATAGACAATTTTCAATTTTAACAATCAATCCTACTACAAACATTTATACATCAAATGGTTCATTTACACTTGCTTCTCCACAAGCGGTTAAAATTTATGCTATTGGTGGAGGTGGTGGTGGAGGTTCTGTTTATAGAGGTTCTTCTGGTGGCTCTGGCGGAGGTGGCGGAGGAATGGCTTATAAAGTTTTCACCAATGTTGCCGCAGGTACTTATTCTTATACTGTTGGTGCAGGTGGTGCAGGAGGTTCATCAAGCAATTCTGAAACTGGACAAAATGGAGGAACAACATCAATAACTATTGGTGCTGTGACTTTACAAGCAACTGGCGGAACTGGAGGTGGCAGACTAACTGGTACTGATGAAACTAATGGTTCAGCAGGAGTTGGTGGTGCAGGTGGTGTTGGTTCTGGTGGAGATACTAATGGAACTGGTGGTGCAGGTGCAAATGGTATACATCACAGTAATAATAGTGCTACAGTTTATAATGGTATTAATGGTTCTAGTGGCACTAATGGTGGTGCAGGTGGAGGCGGTGGAGGAACAGATGGTTCTACTCCTAATACTGCTACTGCTGGTGATGGAGGTAATGGTTCTTCAACTTACTACACAGGTGGTGGTGGAGGTGGAGGTTTAGATGCTGATGGTAATGCTGTTTCTTCTTCTCAAGTAGGTGATGGTGGAACAGGGTACACTTCTGGTGGTAAAGGAGGTGGTGTTTCTCAAAATGCTACAAATGGTGGTGGTAATGCAGGTGGTTCAGCAGGTTCATCTGGCTCAACAAGAAATTCTTATGGGGGCGGAGGTGGCTCTTATGGCGGAGGCGGTGGTGGTACTGGCTCTGGAGATGGGGGAACACCACAAGCAGGTCAAGGCGGAGGTGGTGCTATAATCATCATATCATAATGCCTAGAAAAAAAATTACAACAAAGGAGAAATATGAGCAAAGGTGATTTAAACAAAGACGGTAAAATGAGTAGCTACGAAAAAAAAAGAGATAAAGCTATTAAGAATGCTATGTCTAAACAAAAGAAAAATAAGTTTCCTAAATTTGGAACAAAGAAAAGTAGTTACAGTTAAACTAATTTTTTAATCCAACGGCCTTTATCATTTAATACAAGTGGTAATAATCTTGGAATACCATCTATTATAATTCCACAACCTAGTATAAATCTAGTCTTAAAATTTTTTGCGTAATGAAAAGCAAGTGACTTTTGATTTATGAGGCATCCTACATTCATACCAAAAAATAGATTATCTGGATTGGCCCACCATGATATAAGAAACTTTGTATGGTAATGTCCTTGTACTGCTGACATACCCATTGTCTGTGATACCTTTAATACATCTGCAGATCTACCGTGTGTAAAGAAACATCTTTGTCCGTTTGACATTGTGATAGTTAAATCATCTATCCATTTCCATTTTTTTGTACCAAGAAAGTCACCGTAATCTTTTAAGAATTCTTTTGACATACCAAACTTTAATGCACGTCTATATACTAAACTACTATGATTACTTTCTACTTCTATCATTTTAGGATAGATGCTTTCTAATTCTCTTATATGTTTACGTGCTACTTTTAATTCGTCACCAGCAGAGTATAAGTCTGGATCGTGAGTATGCATAGATATAGCGTGGAAATCAAGTAAGTCACCAATATTAACCACGAAGTCTGGCTGATATTCCTTTTTAATCTCACGTAAAAATTCAAAAGCGTCTTGATGATGATACGGAATATGAAGATCACTAATAACTAATATTCGTTTGTGGGTCATAATTGATAGCGGGTGAACCGTCAATATACTCCTCTAGGTTTTTGATTTTATCTTTTGGATCTACAAAACTTACAACGCCATTCTTAATATGTACCTCTTTAATTATAGGTACTTCGTTTTTCTTTTCAGCGTTTACTATTATTTCTTCAAATATAAGCACATACAATCTATACAGGAAATAGTTATGCTTTGCAACTTCTCATAACTTCTGAAAGAGATTTGGCACGTGAAGGAGTTTGTTTAGCCCAACGGCTATCCATCATTTGAAAAGAGGCCTCACCATAATCTTGTTTCTTTAGTGCCTCCCACATCTTTTTAAATTTAGATACTCCACCAATACCTAGTTGGAACACCATCTCAATTATGACACATTTAGCATCATCAACTAGATCAGTTATACCGTTATCATGTAGTATAAGTATGTCTGCATTCTTCTTTGCTTCTGCAAAATCTTTATCAAATTGTTCTTCTAGTTCTTCTTTAGTATATTCTTTACCCTCTACGTAAGGGTCATCTTTTGTTACTAGGTGGCCATATCCGATTGTGGCAAAACCTAGACTATCTTTATACATTGTAGGTACAAAACCTTCGTGTTTTTTTATACGTTCTTTTAGTTCATCTATATTCATAATTACGCCTTATTTTTATTGGCAAAGTTTCTTGCCGCTTCTTTACTAGCAAACCCCCATTTTTTTAACGCTAGAGCTAATCTGGTAGGGTTGCCCTTCTTATCTTTCATAGGGCCATCCATGCCCCCGAAACGAGCCGCAAACGATATCCTACGGCCATTCTTACCAGACGATAAAGGTTTCTTTAGATTAGATCCTTCTGTTCTTTTAAAGTAATCTCTACCTTTTTGGTTTAGACCACCGCTAGGATTTTTATGTTCCTTACTATAACCCATTATGCTCTAGATTTTTTAGTACCAAATTTAGGGAAACCTGCTTTCATATTTGCGTATGCTTCATCTGATACAGTTGATTTAGATTTAGGATTTGACGTGCCTCTTTTTTTGGCTCTATTCATATAATAGTACAAACCCTTCTTTGCTTTCTTTCCGCTTTTGGTTGTGTGATATCCTGCCATGTTATTTCCTTTTTATTAGATCTGTTGCTTTAAGTCCATACACACTCGCTATTACTCCCACGAAAATTGTCTGATACCAAAATGGAAGTTCAGAAAAGTATTTAAAGAATAGTTGCATCTTTTCCATATGCGTCGGGTCGTCTGACCATACTGCGAAACCTAACATAACGATAGGCACAGACAACAGTATGAGTATGAATTCGTCTTTCCAGTCTGATTGTCTTGCTTCTAATAATTTACCTTGATACTCTGCTTCACCTTTTGCCATCTTCTCTGCATGATGCATTTGAGCATCTGCCATAAGCATTTTAGTTTTTTGTCTATTTTTATAGATATGAGAACCTGCTTGAAATGCTAATTTAACTGCGCTTAACCACATAGTTTACCCCCAAAATTTATAATCTTTAATAATTGTAAAGAACATAGCAATCAATGCACCAATAACAAAGACAGCTTTTATACCACCTTTACCCATTGCTACTTGTTGTTTTAATTGTTCTATGTCTTTAGAGTTTTTATGTACTAGATCTTTTATCTCATCTAATTTGTATGCAATCATACTATGAGATATAGAAGTTCTTTTAACTACCTTCTTTTTAGGCATTAGAAACCTCTACTTCTTTACACCAAAACCTTACAATAGGTTTTTGTATATTTCCTGTATTTTCATCAATAGTATTCATAAAATCTATACTTCTATTATAGCCATTTATAGCACATTCTTTAAAGGAATTGTAGTGTAGATTATCAGACACAGGATTAGTACAGATACCAACGGTACACATTTGCAAAATCAACATAAACTTAACCATTCTCTATTTTTTTTTCTTGTAGTATTTTCTGTGTACTTGTACTCTCCAAGTCCAATGGAATATAGATCTTGATATTCTTCCTATTTTGTCTATTAACCAATCTACCATTTTTAATACTCATAAATTATTCTAATATTAATTTCTTTATATGTTTTTTATCTAAATATATTTCAATTTCTGCTTTAGATTTTAAACATTGATACCTAACATTACCGCCAGACTTTAACTGTCTATCAGCAATCCTCTTACCTTTTAAACATTCTGACATAGAGGGTTGTATTCTATGTTCTTGTATTTCATTGTTTACTATCATCAATAATGCTACTACTGTTTCAATCATTGTGAATTACCATTTGTATATTTAATTTCTCTATTCGCATCTTTTAATTTTTCAATATCTTCTAATGCTTTTTCCATTTGTTTAGATAAAAATTCTATATTAACTTTATTAGTCATATTCATCTCTTGGTTCTCTACCAATTTTTCTACGGTTTTGTACAGATCTTCTATCAACATAAATTGTTCGCTGTCTGCAGGTAAAGATCCCATCTCACCACGTGGCCATTTTATTCTAAACTCTGTATTTTTTTCTAGATCACTTGCCATCAACTGTTTTGATGTTTCTAGTTTATTTATTCTTTCTATTATTCCAAAATATGCCCACACGCCTACAGCCACAGCAATAACAATGCTGATCAAATTTCGCATAGGCATAGCTACAGATGTATTATCAGATATCTTCATAACTGCTTATAATAACAGAATATGATTATAAATAATATAAAATTTTAATTGAGTTTAGTTAAGATAGATTTTAGTTTTTCTAAATATACAATAGCATCCCATAGTTCTTCTTGTGTATCTTCTATCCAAGCATGAGTAGGTTTAGTAGCTTGTTGCATAGTTACCTTGTAATTAGATATACCTTCATCAGACCGTTTAGAGAATTTTTTTAATAAGTTTTGGATCATAGGATCTTTTGTCATTATAAACGGTCTGATTACTTTAGGTTTGTCTGCCATTAAAAAGTCACATTCATAAAATGACTACAGAATTCATTAACTCTGCAGTAGTTTTGACATCTAACATCTTGCCCTTGTCTGAACACAATCTTACATCCTTTTCCTTCAATCATTTTCTGACTAACAAGAAATTGTTTAGCTTCTTCTTCTGTAGCAAACACACGCCAAGCAGTTTTTCTACCATCCTTCATTACTGCATAGCTATCTTCTTTACGCCATCTTTCTTTTGCAGTACACAAAGGCAGTTCCTTTGATTTTTCTGCGTCTTGATGTAGTTTGATACGTGCCATTACGTAGTTGTCTTGTTCTTCTTCTGTCCATCTACGTATAGGTATCATTATAACTTGTTTACGTGGGTAGTTATCTGATTGCATAACCTTTAGTTTAGACCAATCACGGAGTATGGCCATGATAGATAATGATTTAACCTTAACTTCTTTTTTATATCTAGTTAAATCTTTTTGGTTTTTACGGCATAGGAAATCAAGAACATTTAGTTGTTGTTCCCATTCATCTTTACCATTAGTCATAGCATCTAGGGCGGCCCAAGCAGATGTAACTTTAAAATCAGTAAGATTACCTTGACGTGTAAGCAAATCAAATTGACCGCTTAACTTCCATCCATTAGTTATCTTATCATCTTTGTAGTACAATCTACGTTCAGCTAGATCTGTTTTTAATTTAGATCTTTCTAAAATATGATGTACTGATTGACCTAACAAAGAGAATATACGATCAGATACATCCTCTTTGATATGATCATAGTTACGTGCTTCTAACACCCTAATTCTAGGTGGCGCTATAAGACGGGTAGTAGATATATCAGAACCGCTACTATCGTAAGGGTCGTTTACTACTGCCCGTTCAATAACTTTAGGTAAGTTTGAGTGATTAGTAAAATCCATTAGAACGGTATTTCTTCGTCACCAATATTAAGATCAGAACCATTGTTACCATCACCTAGATCTTGGTTTTCTATACCTTCTAGTTCTTTTGATTTTAATATTATGTTACGAATACCCTCTGATAGTTGATTAAATATTTCTTTTTTACCTGCAGTAAAGTCTGAAATACTAAACACTAAAGTTGGATGATACTGTTCGTTTACCTTATCGCCTTTTGCTAAAGGCATTACAGATGATATCTTTGACTTATCATTTTTACTGATAACATTTAACGTGCAAGGTACACCTGCAAGTTTACTTATATCAAAAGATTTTTTTTCTGTTTCAGTAAATGGTCTGCCACGCCATGATGTAAGATCAGCACTTAATGTTGACTTCTCATGTAAAGACAGAGTGTAAAATTTACTGATTGTTAATGGTTTTCCCTCGTTATCTGTTTCAGATGGTACTTCCCATATTATCAATGCCTGTCTTTTCCAAGACACTTGACCTTGATAATCGTTGTGTTGTGTGCCAAGATCTATAACCCTAACACATCTAGCTTTATGTACACCTACAGAAACCGTTGGGAAACGTGGTGTATCATTGCTACCTGCTATTATACTTGTCATATTTATCCTTTTTTTTCACTAATTTATTATTGATTAACCTACGTTAAATGATATATTAACATTAGTCAAGTATATAGATTGACTTTTGTTAACAAAACAAATATAGAACAAATTATGGCAAGTGTAATAAATGAATTAGTGGAGGAGTTACAAGCTAAAAAGAAAAGGATTGACAAAGAGATTATCAATCTTGATAGATCTAGCGTAATACCCGAACACTATAACAAAGCAGAATGTATTTGTAAGTTGACAGATGAGGCCATAAAGTGTGAAGATAGGGCTAATTATCTGTTGCAATTAAGTCACACTACTGTTGCAAATTTACAACAAGGTTAATATGAGTATTGAATTAGCACAAAAAAGAAAAAAGGAAGTCATTGATAAATATGGTGGCAAAAATTTGTCAAGGATGCTTGGTATATCTCACCCTGCAGTATCTAAATGGAAAGTTATACCACCATTTCGTGCTTTTCAGATTGCAAAGTTAGGTGATTTTGATATAGAATACATAAGACCAGATTTAAGAATTACGCCAGAACGCTAGGCGTAGCGCATTTTCAAATAGCGTAAAAATATAGCGTCTTGTTGGTGCGGGTTTTTTCCCTCTTTTCATTTTTAGTTATAGGTTTATCCTGCACCAACTCCCTATTTTTATGGCATTGCTATAGCATTGTTATAAAATCGCATCATTTTGCTAATGGCAAAAGTATCCCCTTCATCTTCACCTTCATCTTCAACTGCATCTACACCTACAAACAAGATAGTATATTGACAGGCCTTTACTTCTCGGGTAAAAATGATAATTAACTAAACTTAATAGAACTAAAATGAGAAAATCAACAACTGACGAACAAAGTCCTGCCTTTCAATTTTATGCGAATGATTGGATATCAGATCCAAACCGTATGAAGTTATCATTAGAAGAACAAGGCGCATATGTATTATTATATTGTCATTGTTGGCGTGGTTTCAAAGTGCCTAAAGATTTTGAGGTGTTATCACGTATGTTAAATTGTAGAACAGAAAAAATAGAAAAATTATATCCTAAAATAAAACATTTGTTTGAAGAAAAAAAAGACAAAGACAATGTAGTTTATTTGTATTGTATCCAAGCAGAAGAAGAACGTAAAGAACAGGCAAAGAACCGTAAGAAAAGATCTATTGCAGGTAAACTTGGTGCAAAGAAGCGTTGGAGTGATGAAAGTCTAGGCGAAGATGAGTAAGATAGTTATATTTTTACTTGCTTGTACGAACTGTGATTTAGAAAGATTATATTTTGATTACAATTATACAAGCATATCTGATTGTTCAGATAAAGCGTATCAAATTTATGAAGAAATTGCTGACTTTCATTGGTACGAAGAAGGTAAATATGAACATTCAGCATATTACACAGACGACGGCAAACTAATTATAGGGCATAGGTGCGAATGAGTTATACAGATCAAAGTCATTACAGTATGTTTTTAGATTACTTTGGTTCGTTTCATACTTTCCAAACATTTGATGACAAACTTGTAAACAAAAGATTGATTAGACAACTACATGGTAATATCAGAGAACACTTTAACGAACTTGCAGATCTAAATAAAAAAGGTGCAGGTGTATATTTTACTGTTAATGAAACAGATTTACTTGGTAGAACTACACAACATATTAGAAAAGTTAGATCACTATTTATAGATCTTGATGGTACTCCATTACCAAAAAACTTTGATGTCATTCCTAATTTAGTTGTTAATACAAGTCCTAATAAATATCATTGTTATTGGATTGTAGATGATTGTCCGCTAGAGGAATTTACTTTATGGCAACAAGCATTGGCAGTTAAATTTAATTCAGATCCTAAAGTAAAAGATTTACCACGTGTAATGAGAGTTGCTGGTTTTTTTCATAAAAAGAAACAACCATATCCTATCAAGATTACACAATGTACTACACAAACACCATACAAACTAAAAGAAATAGTTGATGGTCTAAAATTAGTAAAGCCCGAACCAAAAGTATATAACTATGAACCATCTACATACAAAGGCCAATATACAGGCACGTTACGTTATGGTAGTGGCGAGGGTGATAGACATGAACAACTTGTTAAGATGTTGATTGCTATTAGATTACGTGGTGAAACATTTGACTATGCAAAACAAGAAGCATTAGAGTTTGCAAAGAATTGTAAACCACCCGAAAACCCTAACGAAGTTTTATTTCAACTGAACGATATATGGAAACGATATGAACCTACTGCGTGATTATCAAAAACAAGCTATACAAGATATAAGAAAACATTTTAGTAATGGAAAGAAAAAAGTTTTGCTAGTTGCCCCTACGGGTAGCGGTAAAACGGTCATTGCATCATCAATGTTAGAACAGGCAAAAGAAAGGGGAAATTTTGGATTGTTCGTTGCTCACAGACGAGAATTGGTGATGCAATGTAGCCGTAAACTTGCTGACTTTGAAATAAAACACGGTGTGATTATGGCTAATAAGAGTGGTAATCTTTATGCTGATATACAAATAGCATCTATACAAACTTTTACTTCACGTGTTGGCCGTGATGATTTTATAAAACCAAATGCTCATATAATAATTATAGATGAAGCGCATAGATCTACGTCTGCATCATTTAAAAAACTTATAGCAGAATATCCAGACGCATGGGTGATTGGCCTTACTGCAACACCATGTAGAGCAGACGGAAAAGGATTAGGCAATGTGTATCAAGAACTCGTTGAGTGTGGCAACATAAAAGAACTGACGCAGAAAGGTTATTTAGTACCTAATAGAATAGTTGCACCAACAATACCCGATTTACAAAACATAAGAATAGTTGCAGGTGATTATGAAAAAAGATCACTAGACAATCGTATGAATACACCAAAGTTAGTTGGTGATTTAGTTTCGCATTGGATAAGGTATGGTGAAAATAGGCCAACTGTTGTGTTTGCAGTATCTATAAAACACAGTAAGTACATTGCAAATATATTTAAACAAAACGGCATACCTAGTGGCCATATAGACGGTGAGATGCCAGAGATAGAACGAGAAGAACAATTAGAAAAGTTAAACAATGGACAGATAAAAGTATTATCTAATTGTATGGTCTTGACAGAGGGTTGGGATCAACCAAAGGTGTCTTGTGTAATTATAGCTAGACCTACAAAATCATATTCATTGTATCTACAAATGGTAGGTAGAAGTTTAAGACCTGCAGAAAATAAAAAAGATACATTGATTATAGATCATAGTGGATGTGTGTATGAACATGGGTTTCCCGAAGATGTACCTAAATGGGAACTAAAAACATCTAAAGAAAAGGAACGTAAAAAGAAAGAACCACAACCTATAGAGAAACAACCTTTTACGTGTGTACAATGTGATACGGTTTACAAACCTACAAAAGATGACCCTGCTTGTCCTAACTGCGCTTTCATACCTACAAAGAAAGAACAGATGGTATTGATACAACAAGGTAGATTGGTTGAACTACCTAAAATGAAACCAAACGCACAAGACAAAGAAAACTTTTATGCACAATTAGTTTACTATGCAAAACAAAAAGGATTTAAAGAGGGATGGGCAAGTTGGACGTTTAAACGTAAGTATGGTCATTTCCCTCATAGTAAAAAAGTGTTTCCTGTTGCTACAGGTAAGGATGTTATAAAGTTTATACAACATTGTAATATCGCTAGAGCTAAATCTAAAAATATGAAGGAGTTAAGTTTATGAGTGAAGAACATACAGAAAAGAAAATGCATGAGTTAAGAAAGCTAGGTAAAGACCATGCAGAAGCCAAGAAAAACCTTACAAAATTAGAACACGGAAGAAAAATACTTTTGTCTGTGATTATGAAAGAAAAAATGATAAATTCTAATACGGGCAAAATGGATAG